GACGTGTGCTCTTCCGATCTTTGATTGCCCCCACGATTGAATCGAACACGCCCAACACCTTGTCCTTCAATCCGGTGAAGAAGCCGATAACACGGTTGATAGCGTCCTGTGCGGGGCCGGGCAAGGCGTTGAACATCTGCTGGCCCGCCTGTTTCATGCCGTCGAAGTTCAACGTGAACACGCTCAAAAGCAGCTTGAAATAGCCGCCCAGAAAGTCGGCTACCGGCTGGAACGCCTGACCTATCGCGTTCCAAGTGTCGATGCCCCATTGTTTGAGGCTGGCACCGATACCGGCAAGCCACCCCATGAAGGCGTTCCACTTGTCCGCTATCCATTGCGCCGCCGCCGCGCCCGCGTTCTTCACGCTGTCCCAGTTCATCACCAGCAGCGCGACAACCGCGACAATCGCCAGAATCACGGCTATGACCGGAAGGAAAGCGAGATTCAGCGAGCCTTGCGCGATTGCCACTATCGTTGTCACGGCACTGTATGCGGTCATGGCCGCGTTCAACGTGATGATAACCGCCGCAACCGCCGCTATGACACCGATAAGCGGCACCAGCCAACTCGTGTTCTGCTGCGCCCAAGTGGCGAACTCTGCCAGTTTCGCCGCCGCCTGTGTGAGAATCGGCAACAGGGCCTCACCAAGAGTGGCCTTGGTGTTCTCGAACGCCGCCGCCATGCGCTGCTGCTGGCCCTGTAGGGTGTCGGCCTCACGCGCGAAGTTGCCCGTGGCCTTGCCGCTCTGCGCGGTGATTGCAGCCAGCGTGGCTTGCATCTTCGCGTTACGGTCGCCAGACTTGTACAGGTCGCCCAAGCCCATCGAAGCCGCTTGGGCCTTCAACGTCGCGTCGTTAAGCGAGATGCCGTATTTCTCGATTGGGTCCATCTCGCCCTTGAGCGCGGCGCTGAGCGCGTCCACCGCGTCGGCGGTGGTGCCGCCGAACATGGAAGACAAGTCAGCGCCAAGGGTGATAAGCTCGTTGGTCTTGTCGGCAGATTCGTCCACGCTCATGCCGAAGTTCTGCAACTGTGAGCCTACAAGCGTGGCGAACTCGTTGTACTCGTTTTTCGACAAGCCCACGGCCTGTGCCGCGTTGTCGCTCCACTGCTTCATCTTTCCGGCGCTGGACTCGAACACGGTTTCGACACCGCCCACCGACTGCTGAAGGTCGGCGGCAGCGTCCACGCACACCTTCGCGCCCGCGCCGATTGCGGCAAGCGACGCGCCAGCGGCAACCGAAGCCTTGTTGAGTCCTTCCTTGAAGGTCATCGAAGCGGCCTGCGCCTTGTCCATAGCGGCCACGGCGCTTGTCGCGTCACCGATGATTCGGATAGCCAACACGGCTGATTTCATGTCTCACCTCACCTCGTTCTGCGTCGCATGTCCTCGGTTTCCTCTGCCTCTTTCCGCAAGAGGCTTACACAGGTGCCCCAGTCGGCCTCTTGCGGCTGCGTCTCACGCCGCCATGCCCACGGCGTGCCGCCGAAGCGCGCGGCCAGCACACAGCTCAGTTCACCGAAACCGCCGCCGTCCCACCGTTCGCACCGGTCGAAAAACCCGGCGCGTCCGCCATATCACCAGAGGCCAGCACGGTGCCGTCCATGGTTTCGGCCTGTTCCTCGGTGTCGGTCGGGTCGTTGTTCATATCCACGACGGAAACCACGGTGTCGGCCCACTGCTCGAACGGCAGCGCGGTAGCGCCGATTTGACGGCAGCGCACGTAGGCGGCGTAGGCGTTGAGCTTCACCACCGCGTCAAGCGCGCTGCCCCACCCCTTCGCCTTGGCGTGGGTCTCAGCCTGACAGCGCTGCCACATGGTCACACACACTTCGTCGGTGTGGCCGTCCAGATAGGTGATACGGGTGTTCGGGGTCTTGGTCTCGTTGCTCATTTCGATAAATCTCCTGTCGTGATTCGGTTGATAATCTTCTGCACCGCGTCCGCGTAGATTTGCGTCCATTGCGGTTCGGTGGCTTTCGCCGCCTTGTTGGCGAACAATGTGGGTTTGATGTTGTGTTTGGGCCAGCCGTAATTGATTACGCCCGCATACCGCACCTTGCCGTTGTTACCGGCGCGCACCACACCGGCCTTCTGGGTAGCGCCCGCGCGTATCGATTTCGCCAGACGGCCCGAACGTTGCGGGGCCATCGCCTTCGCTGCCGGTGCCACGACTTGCGCTGCCTGTTTGTTGATGTCGCGCAAGTCCTTCAAATCGGCACCGGCCTGTCTCAGCCCCTTGGCGAGCTGGGCCGCGCCCTTGAGCTGCAACTGGCCGTTGCCGCCAGCGGCGATGTCCGCCATAATCAGGCACCGGGCTTCGTCGCCGTGTAGTCCACCGCCGCAACGTCGATGGCGACAAACGAAAAATCATTGCTGTTCTTCGTCTTCACGTCGCCGCCGAACTGGATAGACGCGATTACGACGTTGCCGGTGAGCTTCACACTGCCTTCAAGGTTCGGCACCCACTCGAACGGCAGCGTCTTGCCGCTGTTCTTCAGGCACCAGACCTGTAGGCCGTCCATGGAGAAGTCCTCTTTGATTGAGCCGGTAAGCGCCCATGTCTCGGTCTGCGAACCGCCTTCGGTGTGGCCGTCCAAGAAGTTGTCATTGTCTTCGGTGTCGGTCGAGGGTTCCAACGCGGTGTTGATAACGTCCGCGCTGAAGTCCTGTTCGCTGCCCGAAGCGCCGATTTTCAGACTGCCCGGGCCAAGCGTGCGTGTCTTTGCCATGATTGTGTTCCTTTCAGTTGATTTCGAGTGGGTTCAGGACGATTTCGTAGGCCGCGAGGTTGCCGACACCCGCGAGGCTGTAGGTGACGGGTTTAGCGGCCTTCATGTTCAGGTGGCGCTCATGCAAGCGTTCCAAGACGGGGATAATCAGGTCTAGGCTTTCAATCTGCGTGGCCGTGGTGCCCGCGATAAGGTTCACCGTCCACTCGGTGTTGACGAACTGCCAGCCCTCGTAGGTGATGTTCGGCGGGTCGATAAGCACCGCGACTTTTCCCGGCAGCGGGCGGGCTTCCTGAGCGTCGATGGTGATAACGGTCACGAGGTCGCCCACCATGCTTGTGAGCATGTCCATAAGCGCTTCGCGTTCGTTGACAATCTGGCCGCTCATGCAATCACCAGCCCGCCCGTGGGCACGCCAGCCGCGTTGAGCTTGGGCCACACGCTGCGCAACGGGTCGCTTGACACCCTGTAGGGTTCAAGCGAGCCGTCGCCAACGTCCATGACACCCAAGCGCGCGTCACGGCTGTTGTACAGGTCGGCGGCGCAACTCACTATGCAGTCGGCGCGCACGGCGGCGGAAACGTTCGCGCCGCCTATCGCGCTGTCAACGTACTCGATAGCCGCCGTCACCTTGTCGCTCAAGCGTTCTTCGTCGCCAGCGGGCACGTTGACTTCGGCGCGCAACAAGGCCACGAGCTTCGCGGTATCGTCCGCCATAATCAGGCACCCGGATTAGCGGCGGCTGCGAACTTGACCGGGATAAGGCCGTCAACGTTCGTGGCGGCAACCGCCATATAGCCGTAGACGCTGTAGTTCTCGGTGAGCTTGGTCGGGTCTCCGTCGCTGAGCTGCGTGGGGCCACCGCTTTCCCACACCGTCACCGCCTCGGGGTCGATGAAGCACGCCGTGCCGTTCGGTGCCTTGGGGAGCATCTGCACCGGAAGGCGAAGGAACTTGCCCGCGATACCGGTCAGGTCAAAATCACCGATGGTGTCGGAACCGTCGCCCGAGAGGTCGAAGAAACGAGAGCCGCTGTCCTTCAGCGCGATTAGCGAGGCCATAACGTCCTTGCTGACACCAAGACGGGTGAGGTTCACGTTGCGGTCGTCGGCCAGTTCGGCAGCGTCCATGATTAGCGTGGCCCACTGGTCGATGGTCATGGCAGCAAGCGCGGCGGGCGCGTCAATCTTGTTGGCGTTCTGGGCCGCGTCACGCTGACCGGCGATGGTCGCATACAGGAAGTCTCGCACGGCGGTTTCGGTCGCCTTGGCGTAGGCGTTGCGCAACGCCTTCAAGGCCGTGTTCAGCATTGGCGTGGTGCTGCGCTCGATAACCTGACGTGACAATGTGGTGTAGCCGCCGTAGGTGTCGATGGAAACGCTCTTGGTGCCGAACGTGACCTTGCCGAACTTGAGCGCGTCGCCCTCTTTGGCCTGTTTCGCCGCGCTTGTGGTGTCGGTGCTGACCACGTTGTATTCCATGGTCATGCCCTTGTCCGGCAGCGTGTCATGCGTGAGAATGTTCGTCACCTTGCGGCGCATCTCGATAAGCCGCAAATCGTCCGCAATCCAAGCGCTCGTATTGCCGGTGTCGCCGGTGGCGATAAGGTCACGGCATTCGTGCATGAGATTCACGGCGGCTTCGTCGCCATGAGAGAGCGCCTGTAGATAGTCGCCAGCCGTACGGTATTCACTGCCCACGGCCTTATGCTCGGGGGCGTTGCCCTTGGCGATGGCGGCTTTCATGCTGCGCTGTTCGTCCTTGATGCCGTCAAGCATCTCCTGTAGTTCCTTGTCCACCTTCGGTGCCTCGCTTTCGGTTGATTGGTTGTTGTTGGTGGTCTGCTGCGCGTTGCGCTGGCCGGTGACTTTCGCGGCCTCATACGCGGGCCACGACACCACCGACGTTTCCAACAGGCGCACGCGCTTGCGGTGCGTGATGCCCTGTTTGTCGGTTTCCGACTCGATGGGGATAAAACCGACGCTCAACGAGTCCAGCGCGCCGTCACGCAACAATGCGACAGCGTCACGGCCTCGCTGCGTGTCCGAGATTCGGGCCGTGACGTGCAATCCGTCCGCCCGTGGTTCCGCGCCGGTGATTCGTCCGATGGTCTCGCCATGCTCGTAGCCGAGCTTGGCGCTGTCCACGTCCTCGAAAACGCAATCAGGGTCGAACGTTTCCGGGCCGTCCCATGTGTCGATAATCTGGCCGAACGGCACGGCGATGCCCTCAAGCGTCCGTCCGTCGCCTTCCTCGCTGCTGCGAAGGCACACGCCTTGCAATCCGATATCGATTCTGTTCACTGTTCGTCTCCAATCTGCTGGGGTTCCGGTGCCGGAACCAACGGTGGGTAGGATTCACGCGCGCGTACCTCGTTGATGGTTATCCACTTGGAATCGAGGGCGGTCTTGTAGGCGTTGAAACGGTCGCTCATGTCGGCGCGGCGGCTGCTGTCCCAATCGAAGCGGGCTTCGCGGCCACGCGGCAACAGCACGTTGAAAAGCTCTTCGATTTCGCCGGTGTAGGCGGAAAGCGTGTAGTCCGCGAACTCAATCCAGCTTTGCTCTATGTTGCTGTAGGTGAGGTTCGAGCCGTCAACGGCGGCAAGCATGATGCTGGCGGGAATGCCGAGCAAGCGGGCAATCTGCGTGGTGTCGAACTTCTGCGTCTCCAAAAACTGCAAGTCGGCGGGCTTCATGTCCAGCGGAACATAGGTGAGGTTGTTTCCCAGCACCTTCACGTCGGCGGCGGTGCCCTGTGCCTTCCAATCGTTCTTCGCCTGTTTCGCGTACTCGGGTGTCACCTTCTGCTCGGTCTTGAGATAGCCTTTCAGGTTCGAGCTGTCGGTGTAGAAGCGGGCCTTGTAGTCGCGGGCCATCTTCGCTCCCTCAACCTCTTCGCGGGCCGCGCTTATCGGGCCAAGGCCACGCAAACGGCCCGGGACGTTCAGAAACTTGCAATGGACGATATCCGAGGGGCCGTAGTCCTTGCCCAAGTAGCTGTATCGCAGTTTCGGGGCGGCGGGGTCGTCGCCATCGTCGGAAACGACGACCAGAGACGGCGGCAGCACCTCGCATGAAACGATTTCACCGCCGAAGCGCACCAATCGCACGAAAGCGTTGCCGTCCAACGCCATGCTTGCCACCATGTCCGCCAGAAAGTCACGGCGTGAACGGTTCACGTCCGGCTGGGCCACAAGACTGCTGATAGAGTCCAGTTTGAGACCGGCGCGCGTCTCGTAAATCGGCAATCCGGTGATAGCCGTCTGCAAAACTTGAATGCCACGAAACACGGTGCTGAGCGCCAACGGGTCGTAGGCGGCTGCACGGCTGGGCGGCATGATGCCAGCGGGCACGTCGGCCAACGCCTCACCGCCACGCTTCATCACGCCACCGGCCAGCTTCAAACGCTGCCACAAGCTCAAACGTCCATTCATGCCGCCCAGTATGCGGGCATGGCACGCTACGGGTCTAGCAACGTGCCGCCAAGTGCCGCCAAGTACCGCCAAGTACCGCCAACAACAACTAGGTGGTTGTTGTCTCAGAAGATTTGCAAGGGGCCGTCTTCCTCGGGCATGTGCGAGGCTCCCCATGCGGCCAACATGCACGATTCGAGCGGGCTGGTGAGGCCGGTCGAGCCGCGTCGGGTCACGCGCCAAGCGTCACCGGCCCATGTGCGCGCGCTGTTGGCCGCGCTTGCGTCCAAGTCCGCGTCGGCGGCGTGCAGCACGGTGCCGTTGCTCAGACCGCTCACATAGGACTGGCCCACCGTGAGATAGTCGGCGGCGGTCAGGTCGCAGAATCTCACAGCGTCTTCGTCGCCCATGTGCCTCAACCGGTCGGCAAGGTCGGCGCTGGTGCCGCGCGTGTCAATCACCAACGGCGCGTCGTACGTGTCGCACAGGCGTTTGATTTCCGTGGGCGCGTGGCCGGTGCCGTCCATGATTCTGAGCAGTTGCGTGGTCACGCTGCCGTCATCGTTCACGATGCCCGCCGAGATGCTGGTATGGGTAGCGTCCACGTCCACGGCCACGCCGAACACCACCGGTCGTGCGCCCAGTTCGTTCGGACTGATTGCGGCAACCGTGGTGGTGGCCCACAGGTCGGTATCAATCACCCTGTCGGTCACGCCTTCGTCCCTCTTGTTGCCGAACGCGCGCGCCCAGCCGCTCGGATTGTTCCGCCATTGTTCGCGGAAGTCCGGCAGCTGGTCACGTCGCCAGAGCAGACCGGCTGCGGGGTGGTAGCGCATAATCATGTCAAGGTTCTCGGGGTCAGCGTCGGGCGGCAAGCCGAAGTCGAACCAACATGTACGGCGCGACTGTTCGCCCGCGCGGCATTCGTCAAGTTTACGGTTGAAAAACGTGCTGTCCGCCGTGCCCTCGGTCGAGGTAATCCAGAGTTGGGGTTGCACGCCCGTGGCCTGTAGTCGTGTGGCCATCGTGGGCACGAAGCCGTCAAGAATCATGTTGCCGGTTTCCTCGCTGAGGCTAAACGCTTCGTCCAGAGTCACTTTGTCGCCCTGTACGCCGTGGCCTGATACCTTCGTCACCGATTTCGGCATGATGATGGAACCGTTGCGGAACGGCTGGGCCTCGCTGCCGCGTCCCATGTACGGCCTACCGGTGATGGGAGCAAGCGGTGAGGATTGCAACGTCTTCAGGTATTTCTTGAAGTGGTCGCCCGCGTCCTTGCCGGTCTGGGCGAGATAGTAGATATAACGGTTCGGCCCCCACTGCGTGTTCCGTGTGTCCCAAGCGTCCACCAGCGTTGACTTGCCGCACTGGCGCGGCGTACTCAGAATCACCGTGTCGTAGAAGTACGTTCCGGTGTCGGGGTCGATTTCACCGGCCACGTCGGCCACGAGTCTTTGCCAAGGCAGCAAGGGCGTGCCCAGCAGTTCGGCAAACCGTGCCACAATAGCGCCGTCCGTCCGGCGTTCCACGTTCCGCGCGGTGCCGCCGCGCATGGGCACGGTCACGCCTTCGCCTCGGTCAGCAGCGCGGCCAGATTCTCGTCAAGCTCGGGTGCCTCGGGGTACAGTTCGCGCAAATGGTCGAAAGCGTTGTTGTAGCTGTCCGCAAGCGTCGAAATGTTCTTGCCCAAGGCCAGATAGCTATCGATGTTGTGCGCTATCGCGGTCATCAGGGCCGCGTAGGTGTCAGCGGCCTCGGTGACGCTCTTCCCATCGAAGAACGCCTTGAGGTTGGCGCGCGTGCGCTTCTCCATGAAGCCCTGACGGTTGCCGATTTCCGAGAATCCCTCAAAAGTTCCCTGAATAGCCATTGTTCGCCTCTTTTCGTTGAAATTCCGCCATTCTCAGGCTTTTTTATTTTTGGTTGGGGGTGAAAAAAACTTGGCGCGGGGTGATTTCCAAGGCCGTCGGTTTAAAAAACGAGCCTCACCACTCGGGCCGTGAAGCAACCGGCGTTGAACCGGCGCGAAGGCCAAGGGCAACGAGCTTCGCACGCCGCGCGGCCTGTCTCACGTCCACGAGCTGCTGCGAGAGATGCAGCGAATACCACTGCCGCGCCGTCTGCCTAGCGCCCTCGTTGCGCTGCTGTGCTTCCAGCCGGTCGAACACCACGGCAGCGCCGGGGTCAACAACGTGTATGTCGTAGTCGAGCGCCAACCATTCCTCAAGCAAGCGAGGGTGGGCGTGGCTGGCCGGTATCGATTTGATTAGCCATACGTCAACAGGCGCGTTCATGCGCACCAGCTTGTTGTACGCGCCTTGCCACGCGCCTTGGCCCGCCTGAATCAACGGGGCCGTGGGCCGCGCCTTCACGTCGCCGCCAAGGGTGAGCGCCGAAGTCAACTGGTCGAAGTCCAGCACCAGCGCGTCACCCGCCGCGTGCTGTGCCACATAGGAACTCTTACCGGCAGCGGGTGGGCCGATAACCGCGTGGATAGTCGCGCCGTAACCGGACAGCACGCGGTTGCTTCGGCTGATGTTGCACGCCTTGCACGCGCGCCGTATGTTCGCCACCGTGCCGCGTCCACCGGCCTTGAACGGTATGATGTGGTCGTCTTCCTCGCCATGGTGCGTGCATACCGGCAATTCCAGCCAACAGTCATTGCCCCACGTCTCAATGACTTCTTCACGCACGCGGCGCGGTATCGTTCCGCGCTTGCGCCTCAATCCCCGAACGGCCATAATCACGCCTTGCCCTTCTGCTCCATCACCCACCGGTCAAGGTCGGCAACCTCGTACAGGCACGGCGAATTGATAGCGTCACCGGCCTTGAACCAGACGGGGCCGGTGTTGTCCGCCCTCATGCGCTCCATCTGCCTTTGCGAACGATGCAAGTATCTCGCCGCTTGGGCGGTCGTGAGCTTCGCGCGCGGGTTCATTCAGCACACCCCCGCATAAGCCTTGAGCGAGGTCAGCAAATCAGCACGGTCGAACACCTGAACACCGGCACGCTTGCGAGGCCGCCGTACGTATCCTTCGCTGATAAGCTGCTGCAACACATGGTCGCCGGTCGGGTCGGCGGTCGGCGCAATCTTGCCGAGATGCAGCAGCTTGCACACCATGCCACGCTCGATTGATTCGGTGCCCGTGGTGTCATGCTCCAACTGGGCGACGTTCCACCTGATAGCGTTCTTCATGTCCTTCGTGCGCTGGGCCTTGTTCGCCGGTGACTGGCGCTTGGCACGTCGGGAAGTCGGACGGTTGGAGCGTTTGTAGGAGACTGCATAACCCATCTTGTTACCTCGTTTCGTCGTAAGTGCTTGGTTGATGTTCTTGTGGATTGTGATTAACCGTGTTTTCATTTCATGTGACCTTCGGGTGGTGAGCGGTTGAGCGGGGGAACCTTAGCCGGAAACAAGCGTTGAAGCGCAAGGCTTCGCCGTTCGTTTCCGGTAGAGGTTCGCCCAAATCGCTTCGTAACGGAGCCGCGTATATCGCTTTGAGGTCAGCCGCACAAGGCGGCGCGCAAGGTCACGACTTGCGGCCCGCCACGTATGACGGCGAAGCACCCTGTTGCACCCTGACAATGCGCCCCAAGTCGTTCAGTAACCCGCAAAGCGCCCCCGCGCCGTCTTAACCACGCCCCCACAGGACGTGTGTTTGTAACGCGGTGAGCAAGCCGCGCTAGGGTGCTTTCAACGTGCTACGAGTCACCTAGAGTCGCCCTCGATTACGGCACATTCAGTTATCGGCAAACGCCTACCGTCTTCGGCGGCGCAAATCGTCCTGAGCCAAAGCGTCGTTGATGGACGCTCTCAAAGCCTCAAGAGTCTGTCTGGTCGCCACCTGATTCAGCGCAATATCACCGCTGTCCGAATGAATCTCAAACAATCCCGGATACTCGGGGTGTGGATTGGCCCACACGCGCGTAGGAACCTGAAACATGCCCATCAATCCACCTTCAATCTGATAGTGAGGCCCTTGTTATGACCGGCGACTGCCATAGCCGCCTTGGCGCAAAGAGAAGCGAGAAACATGAGACCGAACGCCAGCAATCCGAACGGCGCGGCCAGAACGAACCTAAGCCACTTCATCGTCGCCGCCTTCCTCGGTTTCAAGCCACGCGACGGCAGCAACCGCCACCGCGAAGCCAAGAGCGATAAGCCACAACCGCCACGACAGCGCCACCACAATCAGCACCGCACACAACGGAACCAGAAGAGTCTTATCCCGCGTGGTCATGCCGTCACCTCTCCGTCATCGTTGACGGCCAACTGCTCAACGTCCGGTATCGGCCTGATGCCGCACACCAGCGCGTAGCCGTCATATTCCGGAATCTTGCCCGTGGTCAGCACGATTGCGGGGTCTTCGTCATCGTCCGTGAAGCAACGCACGGTGCCGCACGTCCACTTCACGGCACCCTTCGTGGTCACGAGACGCATAACCGCGATATCGCCCGGCTGCACGTCATTGGGTTCCTGTGATATCTCAAAGCGCATTTCTACGCCCCTTTCTGATTGCCTCGGCAATGTGCCGGTTGATGGTCATAAGGTCGCCCAGACTCATGCCCGCGAAAGCGAAGTAATCGCCGTCAACGGTGATTCTGAAGCCAAACGAGTTGTCAACCTCGAAGTGGTCAACGTCGAAGTGGTTATGTGATTCCTTGGTGAAAACAGGCATG